CGCAAACTCAAAACTGACCACTGGTTCAGGTTCTTCAGACGTTGAAGGCATCGTAACCAACTCAGCTTTGGGCGTAACAGCAGCGGCGGTTGCCGCAGTTACAGCCGATGAAATCATTGACTTGATACATTCGGTTGACCCTGCTTACCGCGCGTCACCTTCAACAGCAATTATGATGAACGACAGCACACTTTCTGCGGTTCGGAAGCTGAAAGACGGCAACGGTAACTACCTATGGCAGATGGGCAACTATCAAGCTGGCGTTCCACAGAACCTTCTTGGATACAACGTAGTTGTAAATCAAGCAATGGACAGCCTCGCAACTGCGAAAAAAGTCATGTTGTTTGGTGATATGTCCAAGTTCTATGTTCGCAAAGCTGGCGCACCTTCCCTGTTCATAGCAAAAGAGCGGTTTGCTCCTGATTATGGCATCTTGGGTTATGTTCGTTTTGACGGCGTTCTCGGCAATGCAGCGGGTATCAAGCACCTGATCACAGCCTAAACAAAGTAGGCAGGGGCTTCGGTCCCTGCTTATCCACTTGAGAGGATTTCAAATGAAAGTTCGTTTATTAACAAGCATGGCTGGTATCGATTTCAGCCATAATTCTGGTGATGAAATTGACTGCAATGCCGCAGAGGCTGCACGTTATATTGCTGCTGGTATTGCTGAAGCTATTGAGACGCCTTCTAAAGTTGAGCGTGCAGTCCGTAAGATTAAACTTGAGACTGCTGTAGAGGAACAGTAAATGCCGCAGCCGCTCTTGACACATCACGCGCTTAAAATTGTAGACGCTCCCGCTATCGCCCCGATTACTTTGGCGGAAGTCAAAGCGCAATTGCGCGTTGAGCATAATGATGACGATGTAATGATCCAAAGGCTGATCACAGTCGCGGTTGCTTACACTGATGTAAGGGGCGCACTTGGTCAGGCAATGATCACCCAAAAGTGGGCGCAATGGATGGGGCCAAACCCACAGCAAAAGGTTGCGCTTGCTCTTGCCCCGGTTCAATCGGTCACCGCAATTAAATATTATGACGTTGACGGCGCATTGCAGACGGACACGCTGGCAAATTATCAAACCTTTGGCACAGACTTCACTTCCACCGTTGGGCCGAAAGACGGATTTGCTTGGCCTGTAACGCAAAATCGCCCTGACGCTATAAGGATAGAATACCAAATTGGATTTGGTGACGCGATAAATGACGTTCCGCAGAGCATCCGTCACGCGCTTATGCTGCTTGTCGGCCACTGGTATGACAACAGAGAGCAATCGCAAGCGGACAAGCTACAAGATATTCCTTACGGCTTTCAGGAGTTGATGGATATTAGTCGGGTTTCTTGGTATGGTTAAGGCTGGCTTTTTGCGTGATCGTGTTGTGTTTCAGCGCCTGTCTGAAGGTACGGTTGACGAATATGGAAATGTTTACACGGGCTGGACGGCTTTGGTTTCTCGGTCTGCTGATCTGCTTGAGCGAAAAGGCAGAAAACAGATTTCTGGCGGCGTGCTTGAAGATAATAATCTTGCCACCATGCGGGTTCGTTCTGACAGCATAACCGCAACCATTACTACCGCTGATCGCGTGATTGCACGCGGCATTACTTGGGCCATCAAAAACGTAATCCAACTTGACGCAAAAAACACGACACTCGAGTTCGTTTTGGAAAAGGGCATTGCACCATGAAGGTTACTGGCGCAAAAAAATTGGCAAAACAGTTTGACAAAATTCCTGACGCTGTTGAGAGACAGATCGTTAAATCGATTAAGCGCAACACCGAAGCGGCTGCGCGGCTGGCTCGCAACCTTGTCCCCGTTGATACGGGCGAGCTAAAGGGCTGGATTTACACAAAATATGAACGCGGAAATCACGAATTTCTTGGATCGGTTGAAGCGGCCCCGCCGGGTCGTGATGATCAGATAAAAGCAAAGGCCGTTGAATTTGGCCGGGCAAATGGAAATCGCGGGAAGACTGAGGCGCAACCTTACATCCAATTGGCGCAAAAACTTCAGGGTCCAAAGTTCAATAAGTCTATGAAGTCGGCTATCAAGCGCGGAATTAAGGAAGCGGTCAATGGCTGATGGGTTTGCACTATCTTTGCAAAAGGGGCTGCGGGTCACGTTAACCGCCAATAGCGGCGTGACAAATATTGTCAGCAGCCGCATTTATGATGAGCCGCCGCAAAATGCAACTTTTCCATATTTGCGCTTTGGTGAAATATCGCCAGCCGCGTTTGACACAGATACAATCGAAGGGGCCTTGGTAGATGTTACCTTTGAGGCTCATTCTCGAAGCCCTTCAGGCCGCGCTGAAGCGGTTCAGATAGCCGAGGCAGTAAAAGCCGCTTTGCATCGCCAAGAAGGCTCTGTGACCGTTGTTGGTTTCAACTTGATAGAATTGATATTTGAGACAATTTCGGTTACAAGAGATAGTGAAGGCCGTGGATATACGGCTGTCATTGTTCTTCAGGCGATGCTTGAAGATACTGCCTAAACTCCCGCGCTGTGGGCAAGCGCAAAAAAATGGAGGCCAGTTATGGCTAAACAACTTGGACGCGCCCTGCTGGTCAAAATCGGTGACGCGGCATCGCCAGAGGTTTTCACAAACCTTTGCGGCTTAAATTCAAAATCACTGACAATCAACAACTCTTCGATTGATGTGACAACCCCCGACTGCACAGCGCCCGAAGGCGCTTTGTTTACGGCAACACTAGCTGGATTAAAAAATGTTAGCCTTTCTGGCGATGGATTTTTTGAAGACAGCGTGGCAGAAGCACGCATGAACACAGTGGCGATGGCCGCTGACAATAACGTGAACATGCAAGTTGTTGTTCCTGATTTTGGCACATATGCTGGCGCATTCCGCATTGCATCTCTGGAATTCGGTGGAGAAACTGAAGGCGGCGTTACTTACTCTATCTCGCTTGAGAGTAATGGCGCAGTGACGTTCACAGCCGCATAATGGCAATAACTGCCAAAGCAGAACGTGGGGGCATCGTCGAGACAATCGGCGATGCTTCCTACTCTTTCAAACTTCGCAATCGTGAGATTGAGCGTTTTGAGGATCAGCACCGGGGCATCTTTGACCTCTGGGAAGGGTTCTTTGGGCGAGGCACTAAACCAAGCAGCAAAGAGGTTCGTGATATTCTTGCGCTTGGCTTGGTCGGCGGTGGAATGAAAGACGCTGAAGCTGATGCAGTCATTTCAAAATGTACGCCTGAAGATTTAATGAGGCTGTTTCAGATCGCGCAAGCGGTTTTGGGCGTTGCCTTTATGCCTGACGTTGGTGACGAAAAGGTAAAAAAAAAGACGGAGGTCATAGGCCCGACAGATTGAATGTTCGCGCTATGATTGCGAATGGCATTGTGATTGGTTTACGGCCAGATGAAATTCGTGATATGATCCCCAAAGATACTTGGATCGTATTTCAGGGATGGTCTGACGCACATTCGCCAAAAGAAGCTGGCGTAGGCGCGATGACCTCGACTGATTACAAAGATTTGGTGAGGCGAGTAGATGGCGATTAGTGCGGAACAGTTAAACATTATCCTGTCAGCGAAGGATAAAGAATTTACACGCGCAATGGATCGAAGCCAAAAGCGCGTTGAGCGGTTTGCAAAGACAACTAATAAAAATCTTAGTTCAACTTCAAAAGCATTCAGTAAACTTGGCGCTGCCGTCAAGATTGCCGCTGCGGCGTTTTCCGCTACAGCAGTTGTTTCTGGAATTAAGAATGTTACGCAAAAACTAGACGACATCGGTAAGACAGCCGACCAGATCGGCATTACCACAGATGCGCTCCAAGAACTTCGCACGGTGGCCGAAAGTTCTGGCGTGACATCTGATGAACTTGACAAGAGTATTGAGAAGCTAGGCAAAGGATTGGCAGAGGCCGCAATGGGTCTTGGCACGGCGAAGGATGGGTTAAAGACTTTAGGCTTGAACGCCAGAGACTTGATTGACATGGGCTTAGAAGATGCGCTTGGGGTTATCGCAACTGAACTTAACAAACTTCCAAACCCTATGGAAAAAACCGCTGCGGCAACCCAGCTTTTTGGGCGTAGCGGCGCACCGATGATTAACCTCCTGCGCGAAGGCGCAGATGGTATGGCTAACATGCGCAAAGAAGCGCGTGAGCTTGGCGTTGTAATTGATGAAGATTTGATCCGAAACGCAGAAGCCGCTCAAGACCAACTTGATTTGATGTCCAGAGTTATTGACGCAAACCTTTCGAGCGCATTGATTAACCTTGCGCCATTAATTGTAGGCGCTACTGAAAAGATTGCGGGATTGGCGTCTAGGATCGGTGATGTAGTTAAAAATATTAATGAACTCAGTGAAAACGGGGTGGGCGAAACTACGGCAAATTACAGATTTGTTAAATCATTAGTCGACCAAGGCGTGGCTGCTGGTTATGTAGAAGAAGAACTTCAGGCTATGTTTAGGGCATATGACAAGCTTAAAAACGCCCGACTATCTGGAGACGGTAGTGTCCCGGGTCTGATAGACGAAAGTGTTATAGAAAATTATAACAACGCAGCCTCCGCACTTGCCCTTGCGCTGTCTGCTGGCCCTAATCGCGCATTCGATGAAAACGCTGAAGCAGCTAGGGAGCTTGAAACGGCGGCCCAGAACGCTCTTTCTATAGCATTTAGGCAAACAGAAGAGGTGCGTGAGCAGGCTCGGCTTCGCGGCATAAGTGCTGAAGCTGCCGAGAGAGAGCGCATAGAAGCTGAAAAGCAGGCCCTTATAACATCCATTACCGCCCCATACAAAAAAGATGGCACGCTTCAAGACCGACCTATGTTTGTTCAGGAGGCCAAAAGACTTGGCGAAGCCTATGAAGCCGCTGCTATTGCTGCCAGCCGCATTCTAAACCCGGTCAAAGCAGCTACAGCCGCCACCAAAGACTTGAGATCAGCGGCTGAACTTGCAAGAGAAGCATACGTTGATATGCTCAACAAGATGATTGAGGCTTCACCATTACTTCAACAACTTGGCTTTGACGCCGAAACGCTTGAAGACACTATGGGCATGGTAGAAAGCAGCATGGAGCAGGCATTTATGTCAATGGTTGATGGCACGATGTCGGCCAAGGACGCCTTTAGGTCAATGGCTGCTGACGTTATCAAGGAACTTTACCGGGTTCTGGTCGTGCAGAAAATGGTGGGCAGTTTTACATCTGGCGGCGGCGGCATTCTTGGATCAATATTTGGAGCCATGACAGGCATTGGCGGCGTGGCATCTGGCGGCGCAGTACAAGCTGGCCAGCCTTATGTCACCGGGGAGCATGGCCGCGAGTTATTTGTGCCGTCCAGTGCGGGCCGTGTGCTAAGTGTAGCGCAATCAAAAGCGGCAGTGGGTGGCGGTGGCGGCACTTCGGTTGTGCAGAACTTCAACTTTGCTGCCAACGGAGATGACAGCGTGAGGAAGATCATTGCGCAGGCTGCGCCGCAGATTGCGAAGATGACGGAAAAAGGTATTTTGGATAGCCGCAGGCGCGGCGGTCAAATGAAGGCGGTCTTTGGATAATGTCGATTACATACCCTCTCACGTTGCCGACCACAGGCATCTCATCGGTTGAATTTCGCACCACGAATGCGAACACGACAAGTCAATCGCCGTTCACCTACAAGCAACAGATCGTCTCACATGGCGGTCAACAGTTGTCGGCCTCGGTAAGCCTTGCGCCAATGCGGCGTGCCGAAGCATCGGTTTGGAAGGCTGCGTTGATAAGCCTGAAGGGTTCGCTTG